CCACGGCGACTGATGTCGCGAATGTCCTGGGCACGCTGATCGAGGATCAACAGGGGCGCTGATGGACAGGCTGGATCGACTGCAACGGGCGTTGAATTTCGCCGGCGACACGCACGCGCTTGAGCATGTCGCGCAGGCGGTGAAGGGCGGCGAGGCCAATTGGTGGCAGGGCGACCGATCGGACATCATCACCGAATTTTACCAATACCCGCTGTCTGGCCGGGCCTGCCGCGTTTGGCTGGCGAGTGGCGACATGGCTGAGTGTCTGCGGATGTATGACGACATAGAGGACTGGGCTCGGGCGAATAACGCCGAGCGGATGGAGATCGTTGGCCGACCCGGCTGGCGGAGAGTGATGGCTGGTCGCGGTTTTACCGCGGCCGGAGTAGCGCTAAGGAAGGGGCTGCGGACATGAGCAAAGGCGGAACCAAAACGGCGACGACGACGACGGAGATCCCGGAGCCGTATCGCAAATTCGCCGAGGGGCAACTAGCGACCGCTGCGACGCTGCAAAACCGCCCTTATGTCAGCTATCAGTCCCCGCTGATCGCCGACTTCACGCAGCGGCAGCAGCAGGGCATCGACCAGCTGGCGGGGTTTCAGCCGGCGGGCGATTATGGCGCTAGCGTGGCGCAGGATCTCGCCGGGTATCAGGGCGGTCAGATCGCGGGCTCTGATCTTAGCGCGTACAACAACCCATACGAGGACATGGTCGTCAGCCGATCGCTGGCTGACATTGACCGCGCGCGGCAGATGGCTCAGCAGGGCGTTAACGATCAAGCCGTGGCGGCTGGCGCTTTCGGCGGATCTCGCGCCGGCGTGCAGGCTGCGCTGACCAACGAGGCCTATGCCAAGCAGTCGGCAGACACGGCGGCTCAGCTCAGGCAAGCCGGTTTTTCAAACGCCCAGCAGCTTCGCCAGCAGGACATTGCGAACCAAATGGCGTCGGCTCAAATGCGGCAGGGAGCGGCGGGGCAGCTTGGCGCGGCCCAGCAGGCGCAGGACGCCGCTCGCATGGAGCAGATCAACGCGCTCCTGCAAGCTGGCGCTGCCGAGCAGGGCATGACGCAGAGCAACCTTGATCTCGCCTATCGGCAATTCCTCGAGGAGCAGAACTACCCGCTTGCGCAGCTGGCGCTGGGTCAAAGCATCCTGGGTCAGACGCCGATGGGGTCTACCACGCGCGCTCCGATCCGCACAGGCGGGTTTAACCTTGGCAGCCTGTTGCTTGGCGCAGGCTCTCTGGCCATGGGTCTGGGGCCGCAAGGCCTGGGTCTGCTTGGCACTGCGGCAGCGGGAACGGGCCTCGGCACCGTCAATTATTCTACTTGATCGTCTAGCGGAGACTGATGATGGCTACACAAGTCCCAATGGCGACGCCCGGCTTGCTCCAACAGCCAATGCCTTACGTCAACCTCGGCCTGCTCGCGCCGCAGGGGCAGGCGCAGCGCCTACAGGCTCCGGCCCCGTCGCTTGGGCAAGCGCCTGACGCCCTGGGCGGGCTCGGCGAAGGCGCTCAAGCGCTCGGCCAGAATTTTCTGGAAATGGCCAAGGCTCAGCGCGAGGCGGACCTGCAGGCAAAACGGTCGCGGCTGCTGGGTTTCCAGACCCAGGCGGCTCAGCTGGATCTTGACCAGAAGGAACAGGAAGAGGCGCGACAAAAGGCGGCTCGAGGATATGCTGTCAATTACGCCAACATGCTGTCGGAGGTAAGCCCGCGCACGAAGCAGCTGGGGGAAGCTGTCGGGAACGGCGCGACCATGGCGCGCAATGCGCGCGATAATGCGCTTGGCGGCCCAAGAATAGATCCTGCTCCCTTAGAACAGGTGACTGCGCAGCCGCTTCCTCCGCCGGCCCTTGATGCGTCTGCTCAAGACGCATTCCTAACAGACCCTGGCGCAGCGCCTGCCTCTCCTGGCGACGCGCAGCCCGCTGCCCCGCTCGCTGTTGACCGCTTGGCCGCTGCGCCGCAACAGCCAACAATGACGGCAGAAACGGGCGACGTGGTGCCATTTGGCGAGACAGAACAAGCCGCCGACGTTTCTTCCGTAGCGCCAGAAGTTCGCCCCCTGCAGCAAGCCTTTAACGGCCTTACTCAAGAGGAGCGGCGGCAGTATGCAATTCGCTTCGAAAACGCTCAATTTGCCCCCGACCCACAGGCGGCGGTCGATGGCATTCTGAAAGACATGGCCAAGACGATCGACATTGCAGATGCGTCAAAGCTGTATCGCGATACGGTCAAAGACTTCAACAGCAGATCAGCCGACTTTGAAGACAAGCAAGACGCTTTCAGAACGCTTGGCAGGGAGCTGGAAGAAAACACCGGCGCTGGAGATTTTGCGGCGCTCAAAGTGTTTGTCCAGACCTTCGAGAAAGGCGTTGTGCAAGCCGGGGAGCAGACGCTGGTCCTCGGCAGCACGTCATTGCAAGAGCAGCTGGACGCATTAAGCCAGAAAGCAATGACAGGCACACTTTTCACGCCAGAACAGCGCAAGAAATTTTACGCGGCTGCGGCGGCTGCATATGAAACGGCGAAGATACGTCAGCAGCGGCTTGAGGAAAGTTTCCAGCCGGCGTTCAAAGTGGTTTCAGCGCGAGATCCAGCCTATGCGTTCAGAAGCGCCATTCAAGAGCCAGAGGCGTATCGGCCTGTTGAAAACTGGTGGCTGGGAAAGACGGGGGCAAACAGCGAAGAAGAAATGACGCCGCGCGCTGTGCAGCAGGGCATGACGCCCTCCGACGCTCAAGAGATGATGAACAGCATCAGTTTGGAAACCTTTCTGCGTCTGCCTCAAGACGTGCGGGACGCTATTAGCAGGCTCCAAGACAGCCATATTGCAGGCCAAAAGGCATTGAACGAGGCGCGGCAAAAAGGAAGAGGCTAATGGTAGACCCAGCAAAAGCTCAGTTCAAAAATATGCAAAAAAAAGCGGGGTCCGGCGCAACGCCTACGCAGAACTTTCTGGCTCAATTGGGCCTTGGCGCCCAAGAAGGGGTGATGCGGGCGGTTGCTGGCGTTCCAGGCATTCCCGCCGATCTTCTAAATATGGTGCGCGGCATTTCTAAGGCTTTTGGCTGGGCTGAAGAAGGCGGTGCTTTCGACAAAATGATGGACTATGAGCCGGTCCCTGGTCTTGGCAAACTTTTCCGTGGCTCTGACTATTTTATAGAGAGAGCCGGGGCTGGCTTAGAGGCAGCAGGGGCGGGGGAAGTTCCTGTTTTGGGAACTTTTGACGATCCTGTGCCGATCAACGAGCCCGCGCGCGGTTATGCTCGGACAGCCGCAGAGTTTGCAACGCCAGTGGGCGTGGCGACCAAGCCAGTCGTTACCGCTGGCCGGATGGTTAGTAATGCGATCAGGAAAAGGCCGGTACAGGATCTTTTAGATGAAGGGGCGAGCTTTGCGCCATACGCAAGCAACACGCCTCCGCCAGTGCGGCCTATGGGCGCTCCTGTTCCTGGCTTGGCGGCTTTGCCTCGCCCAGCGCCCGCTCCAGACGAAAGCATAATGAGGCGACTGGGTCGCAGCGCCGACGCAACGGGCGCGGGCATTGGCGCTGCCGCCGGCTTAGCGACAGAGTACGTCGACCGCAATATTGAGAGCTTTCCAGGCGCTGCGGCCGGCTTGGGAACGGCTGCTGGGCTGGCAATTTTGGGGCGCAGCATGCCTGGACAAACCGCTCAGAAGTTTGTTGCTGAACGGTTGCCGGAAGACCCAGCAACGCTGGCGCAAGCGCAAGCGATCATGCAGGCCGCTCGCGAAAACGGTATCGAATTGTCGGCAGCGGAAGCCTTGGCGCAGGTGGGCTCTAGGGCCATGCAGCGCACGCTTGGCAATGTCATGGCGTATAGCGATAGCCCAAAGCCAGAAGCGATGGCGATGCGCCGCCAGCAGCAGGGGCAGCAAAAAGCAGCGGTGCAAAAATACCTTGACCGTTTGTCGGGGCCAGAAGGGCTTGCGGACGAGGCCGTGCCCGCTGATGCAGCGGATCTTGCGGCCCAAGCCTATGAGGGCGCTCGGCAGCAGTTGCTTATACGACCGACAAGTCAGCTTTTCGACGCGGCTGGCAACGTAGACGTCGATCCAGGATGGGCCTCCGGGCTGATAAACACGGCCATAAGACAGCAGCGAGAGGTCGCCAAGGGCGGCAGCGTCGATAAGGCCTATGCCTCCTTCATCAACAATTTAACCCGTCGCGTTGTGGACCCAGAAACAGGTAAGGAGAAAAACGTCCTGCAGCTTAATGTAAAACAGCTGCATGAGAACTACGCGGAGCTTCGCGAAGAACTGCAGCGGCAAGCCGATCAAGGCAAGAAGTCCGCGCAAATACGCTTGGCAGGTTTGCAGAACGCAATGGTGGACGGGCTCGAAGACGCGAGCCCTGAGTTTGCCGAGGCGATGAACATATACCGGCGCTATGCCGATCCGTTTGAAAGGTCAAGGCGTCAAACTGCTGGCGTGGCTGCGGACTGGGCTGAAAGGCAAAAGTCGTCACAAGCTCAAGCCGATGTGGGCATTACGCCAGAAGGCTTTGCCAACCTGCTCTTGCCGAGAAACGGGAAAGTATCGCCAGATCAAATAGCGCGTTTCTTTCGTGTGCTAAAGCGAGGTGATGCCGAGATCATTGATCAGGTGCGCGCCTCTCTCGGCGAAGGGGACATCCCTACCACTGTCCCTGCCGATCGCGCGGCAGCTTCTTCTGTGATCATCAGAAAGCTGGTTTCTCAGATGTTGGGAGCGCGCTTGCAAGAGGCGTTTAATACAGACAGCGCCCAAGCTGGGGCAAGAAGCTATAGCCGAAAAGACTACTTTCCCGCCGACAAACAAGCCGCCGTGAAGCAACTGCTTATAGAGGCGGCTGATGCCTCTGGCGTTGAGCGAGCCGGCCTTGTTAATGGCTTCCACAAGCTCATGGAAGTATTGTCAGCAACGTCTGAATTTCCGACTGTTGGCGCGGCAACAGCTGGCCGCGCGGCAGAAGGCGTAGAGGCCGGCTTGACTAGCGGCGTTAGCAAGGGGGGGCGCGCCGTGTCCTCGCTTACCTCTATTGGGTCATCCGACTTCTTGCCCAAATTGGTGTCAGATCGCTTGGTCGAAGGCGGCCGGCGCATGACGTATCGCGCGCTTGGCGAAATTCTCACGCGACCTGATGGCCTAGAGATCCTTACAGACCTTGCAAGCAAGAAAGCGCGCAACCCGCGCACCGCGACAATGCTGGTCCGATCGCTTTTGTCCTTGCAGGCCTCGGCGTCTGACGACGCGCGTCGATCTGAAGACCAATGACCTCCCGCGCTCTCGCCGCAGCAGCCGCTCTTTGGGCGGCTTTTTTTACGCCCGCGGCGATGGCGCAAAACCCGTGCATGGATCTCGCCCAAGCGGCGGAGAGGCTTGAGCGCAGCCACGGCGAGGTGCCGACATGGCGGGGCATGTCCGCGCGCGGCTACATGATCGTGCTGTTTGAGAGCGCCGAGACAGGCACCTGGACGATCGTCATGGTGCGTCGTGACGGGCTGGCGTGCCCTCTGGACGCCGGCCTCGCCGCGGAGAAGCTGACTAGGAGTAAGCCGTCATGACCCCCGAGGAAAGAGATCGGCTTGCCAAAGCCGAGCAGGCCATCGTCGACATGCGAGACGACATCAAGGCGATCCGCGAGGACTGCCAGCAGCTCACCAAGGCGCTCCACATGGGGCGCGGCGGGTTTTTCGTGATGCTCCGCTTGGGAGCGCTTCTCGCCGCTATAGGCGGGGGCAGCGCTTGGTTATATGACCACCTCCGGTGATTCTGGCTATGGCCCGCACGCCACCGGCAAAGCCGCCGAGGCGATCGCCATCGCATGGCTGTCGCGCCGAAAATTTGAGTGTTTCACGGCCTGGGGCAGCCACAGCCTCTGTGATCTGGTGGCCGTCAAGCGACGCGGCGCTGTATCTGCGTCGGTGACGCTGATCGAAGTCCGCGCGACCGACTATGCGGGCAGCGGCCACCGCCGCCTGTCAGCTGATCAGGCGAGGGCTGGGGTCGAGCTGCTGCTCGTCTATCCAGATGGGAATTGCGCTTGGGCCAACGCTGAGCAGGGCGGAGAAACGAATGGGTGATCAAAAAGTAGTGAGCGTGCAGGTCGATCGCGTTCGAAGCCACGTCCACGTCACGTCGAACGGCAGGCGCTGGGAGCTGACGCCGGAGCAGGCCGAGAGCCTCGCGGTGCTGCTTATCCGCGCGGTGCGGGAGGGCCAGGAATGACGATCGTGCCGAGCATTGGCGACCTACAGACGGCGGCGAGGACTATTTTCGGCGAGGCTAGAGGCGAGAGCGACGAAGGTCAGCGCTGGGTGGCGGCGACCATCATCACCCGTGCGCAGCGAGGTGGCTGGTGGGGCAGCACGCTGGGGACGGTCTGCAAGAAGCCGTGGCAGTACAGCTGCTGGAACAGCCGCGACCCGAACAGGCGGATCGTTGAGAGCCTGCAACCTGATGAGCCTGAGTTTCTTCGCGCGCTGGAGAATTTAACGCAGGCGCTGCGTCATGGCGTCGGCGAGACCCCGACCCACTATCACACGACATCCATCAAGCCCAGCTGGAGCGATGCGGAGAGCATGCGCTTCATCGCGACGATCGGTCGTCACTACTTCTATGAGGAGACTTGAAATGCAGGAATTTGTATCGCTGGTGACTAGCACCGAGGCCGGAGCCTGGGTCGCGGCCCTTGCCACGCTGATCGCTGCGGCGAACGGGATCACCGCGCTGACGCCGACCAAGGTCGATAACAACGTGCTGGGCATCGTGCTCCAGATCCTCAACTGGCTGTCGCTCAACGTCTACAAAAACAAAAACGCGGATGATGTCTAGCTGGCTCAGCGCCATTGGTCAGATCGCCGGGATCTTTCGAGCGCTGTCCGAATGGTGGAGCCGGCGACAGCTGATCGAGGCCGGCAAGCGAGAGGCTGAGGGAGAGTACAATGCCGAGCAGCTGGACAAGATCCGCCGCGCAAATAGCGCTCGCATTAACGCTGACCGGGTGCGCGCTGACCACTACCGCGACTGACGTTTCTTGCGTCGCGTTTCAAATTATCAAGCCATCAAGATCCGACGTGCTGACCGCCGGCACCGAGCGCCAGATCGCCGAGCATAACGCGGCTTGGGAGGCGCTTTGCCGGTAAGGGGGGGGAGAACTGCCTCTCGAGAGGCAGTGGTCCCCCAAATTGGCAAAAATGTTCATATTTAAGGCCAATTATAGGCCCCAGGAGGTTCAATTGAACCTCCGACCCCTGCCTCTTTTGCCGCTAAGTCATTGATATTATTGGTCGGGGAGAGAGGATTCGAACCTCCGGCCCCTGCCTCCCGAATGCAGGGGCCTAAGCGTAACTAATTGACATTAAACGATTCTTAATGTCACAAAATGCTCAAAAGTGACGTTTTGTTCACTTCACGTTCACGGTTTCGGGTTCAACTGAACCTCCGACCCCTGCCTCTTTTGCGTTTTCGCGCTCAACAAAGGGTCCGTATAAATGACATGCGGGGGTGTTCGTCGCAGTCCGCTGCGGCGCGCAAAACCATCACAAAGTGTGGGACGCGGGGGTGGGGAAACAGCGACGCGCTTTCCCCACTTGCAGTTTAGTCCACCTCAAGCGCCCGTGCTGCGCCGCGCAGATAGTCTGGGCTGAAACGCGCGTATATTTTTCGCGTCGTCTCGAGGCTGTCGTGGCCAAGATACTGCGCGATCTCCGCCATTGGCACGCCGGCCTCCGCCATCCAGACGGCGGCGCTGTGCCGCAGGACGTGCGGCGTTACATCCTCCAGCCCCGCCCGCTGGACAGCCCTGGCGAACGACTTCTTGATGTCGAGCACCGGCTTGCCGGCAAACTCGATGACGTGATGCGTCATCGCGACCTGCTTGGCAACGACCAGCGCTCGCTGTGCTCCCGGCGTCATCGGCAGCACCGCTCGCCCCTTGTTTTTCGTCCCGATGCCGAGGTCGATCCGCTGGCGTGGGAAGTCGATCTGAGGCCACGTCAGCTGCAACAGCGCTGTTTTGCGCGCGCCGGTGGCAATTGCTAGCTCCAGGAAAAGATAGAGGTGAGGCGTTGAGACGGCGGCGTCTCGGAGCGCGCGGTATTCGCCCTTGGTGATATGACGGTGCCGGGGTGCCGGCGGCGCAGGTAGTTCGAAGATCGCGCTTTTATCTGTTGCATGCGCTCGGACGGCGCTGCGCAGGTCGGTGATCTCGCGCCGGATCGTGCCGTCCTGTACGGCCTCGCGCCGCAGGGCGATATACTCGCGACATAGCTCGGGGCAGATCTGATCAGGCCGGAGAGCGCCCCAGAAGGGCCGCAGCGCTTTGTACGAATACCGGGCACGCTCACGATCGCCGGCGGCGATATAGGCCTCCATGACCGCCGCGATGGTATCCTCGCGCGGTCGAGCCGCCTGCGCTCTCAAGTCCGCGAGGCGCTGCTCGGCAATGTCACGATCCTCAGTGCGGAGCGAGACGCGTCTGGTCTGGCCGCTCTCTCGCCAGACTGCGCACCATTTACCTCGGAAGAGCTTGAGCCGCATTGTTCGTGGTCCGTTATGGCCTGCAATGTCACACGATGATGCCGCCCGACGCGGAAGGCGCGCAACTGTTTCCGCTTGATCATCCTCCTGATGCTGCTAAGCGGCACCCCCCATCGCTCCGCCAATTGGCCGACCGTAAAAATTTCCTGGTTCATTTTTCCTCCAATATCACCCTGCCCGCTTTGGCGGCTTGATCAAGGCGCGGGTTCAGATCGAGTGGCTCGTCTCCAGTGCTGACGCCACGCATATCGGAGATCGCGATCGTCATTAGTCTCGAGACCCCAGTCGCTTTCCTTAAATGCGGTCACCGTGGCGCTCGTCGACCAAGGATCATGGATAACCAATTGCCCATCTTTGTCGCGGTAGCATGTTTCGGGCACTATCTGGTCGTGCAGGTCGCAGCAGTCCTCGCACATCAGGCAAAGATCAAAAGCCTCGTCATCCTGCGGTATCCGCCACAAGTGCTCGGCATGAAAATAGCCGAAGCGCTCCAAAATATCCTCGCGCTGCTGCTTGCAGAGCCGCTCCGCCCTCACAACGCGAGGGTCGACCCAAAACTCGCTCCAAGGCAGATCGCGCGCGGCGTGGACGGCCTGCGTCAATGCAACGGGCAGGTGCTTTTTGATGTCCTCAATTTCCTGTAAAAGCCATTTAGGGTCGCGTTTGTAAGATGGCGCGATCCATTGATGATCCGCTACAAACTGTAGCGTCTCACGGGCTAAACAACGCCTTTTATGATCAGGTAAATTTACCATCATCTATAACCCGATGGCACGCCGCTTGTCACGGCTCCCACAATATTACTCTCCTCGGCATCGCCCCGGCAACACTCGTCAATAACCTGATCGAGCTTGACCCAGACCAAGACCCAGACCAAGACCAAGACCCAGACCAAGACCTAGACCTAGACCAAGACCTAGACCAAGACCAAGACCGAAACCCATAACTAGACCCAGACCTAGACATAGACATAGACCTAGGCCCAGACCAAGACTTAAACCCAGGCATAGACCTAGATCTATATCGTGCAGCGGTCATGACTTGTTCATGACTCCGAAACTTTCGATGGCCTGCACCTGGACATACCAAGCATCTACACCGAGGGGTTGGGCGTCTTTCCACTGCGGCGCGGAAAACTCACCTGTCTCATAGACGATCATCGCGTTATTTAGTTTGACGCAGGTCCTATTCGCCCCTACCAGCTTCCCGGTGTAGATGTACACGCCACACCATAGAGTAACAGTTTGTCCCAGAAGGCATTCGAGACCCTCGTTCTCAACGTCGTTTACCAGCACTTTCATTTTCCTTCTCCTTTTAGAAAGCGGTCATTTTTTTACGGCTACCACAACATCACCCCGCCCGCTCGCCCTGACAGCATTCATCTATAACCCGGTGGCACGCAGCGCATTGGCTATGCCCGGCGACCCAGACTAGTTGCGGCACCGCGCCCTCCTCGGCCCATGCACCGCAGCGCGTGCAATAGATCTGCTCGCGCGGATCGGGCTCTGGCTCCGAGCGTTTACCGTCGATCGCCTGCGGGCGGTTGACATGCAAATGCTTGGCGATCGGGTTTTTCATCAGGCTCACTCAAAGTGGCGCGCGGCTCCAGCCACTACCGCGCGCCTAACCGGGCAGAGAGGGATGCAAACGCCCTTGGCTGGCCGGCATTCCTCAAAACGGCACGAGCCAGAGCGCCGCTACAAAAGCGCTCGAAATAAAGGCCCAGCCGATCACGTCTCCGATCGCGCGCATCAGAACGGCATCTCGTCATTGAGGTCGTCGCTGACCGGCGCTTGCCAGTCCCGGCTCCCGCCACCGTCTCCGCCGCCGCCCGCGCTCTTTGCGTCGAGCATGGTGAGTTCGCCGCGATAGCGCTGGAGCACGATCTCCGTTGTGTATTTTTCCTGGCCCTGCTGGTCGGTCCATTTCCGGGTCTGCAACTGGCCCTCGAGATAGACCGAGGAGCCCTTGCGCAGATACTTCTCGGCGACGTCGGCGAGGCGATCATTGAAGATCACGACGCGATGCCATTCGGTCTTCTCCTTCATCTCCCCGCTGGCCCTGTCCCTCCACCGCTCTGACGTGGCGAGGGACATATTCACGACCCGGTCGCCTGAGTTCATGGTGCGGACTTCTGGGTCTCGGCCTAGATGGCCGATAAGAGTAACTTTATTGAGCGACGGCATTATGCGGCCTCCTTTTGGCTGAGTTTATTTCGGGTCTCGTTGTAGACGCGCTGAAGCTCGGCGATCTGCGCGTCGGTCAAGCGCTCGTATTCCGGGTCGTCTTTGAGCGCAGCGCCGTTGGCTTTCAGTGCCTCGACGGTCATCGCGCTGCGGAGGCGCTCGGACCAAGTCTGGACGGTGCCGCTATGCGCGACCGATCCGATCGCGTCGGCAATAGCCGATGCCTGCTCTTGTCTGGTCGGCGGCGGCACGGGCGACAACGCGTCATCCGGTGGGATCTCTCCATCTGAATAGAAGAAACCGTGCAAGTTGACTGCGCGAAGCACAGCCCTATCAGTGGCGCGCTTGGTGGCCATGGCCACGGGATATGAGTTCTTATTGTTGCCCGGCGCGGCCTCGCCCCATGAGATGTACTGAATGCCGTCTTTGACGACGACAGCCTTGGCGATGGCTGCGTTTTTCTCCGGCCAGTATTGCACGTCGAGATCGACCATCTGGATCGCCTGCGCGCCTGCCAGCAACTCGATGTAGCGGTGCTTGATGATCCTCATCCCCGACTGTTTGTGCAGCCACACCGCGTCCTGGATGTTGCTGCCCGGCGGCAGCAGGTCGAGCAGGCGGCGGTCGTCGCTACTTAAAGGCTTGTTCATCAGCTTCCTCCTTGGTGAGCTTGATGGTCCGGCGCTTGCCGGTGTTGATAAGATCGACGCCGTGGCCGTGCGTCGAGCGAGCGTCAGCGGGCGCAAGATCCTTGAGTGCTTTGTCCGCGGCTTTGTGTTGAGCGGCGGCCTCGCGCGTGGCGATGTAGGTGCCGGCCGCGTCGGCCCAAGCATTGCTTGCGGTCATGTCCACGACGCGGTGCGGGACGGGCGGCGGCGGTGTGTCCGCCGGCGGCTCAAAATACGCCGGATCTGGCGGCGTATCCTCAACGAGACAGCGATGGAAATTGCGGTACAAGCGCAAAAGCTCGCTGGCATAGCCCTCGTCGATGTCGACGATGAAGCGCGCCCACTTGTGGTTGCCGAAGAACACCGAAAGCTCGCCGGTTTTAACCTCGCGCCCAGTCGCGGCGGCGGCGCACAGGGCTTGGACGTGGATCTGCGGTGTGTACGTCTCAAGCAAGCGCGGCTCGAACGCATCGCCACCGGTATGCTTGAAGTCGATCACGACGAGGCTGCCGTCATCGGCATCCCGTACATCGTCAGGATGCGCGACGAGCCAGTCATAGTCTGGGTGGGTGTATTCCTGCTCGCAACCGACCGTGGCGAGGCCTGTCTCTTGCGCGTACCACCGCCTGTTGAGCGGCTCGGTGAACAGACCCATCTGAACGCGCAAAACGCGGCTTAGGTCTTCCCGCTCTTTCCGGCCCGTCATCTCTAGCCAGAGGTCAAGCGGCCCGCCTGGGCGCAGCAGCATATACGCTTTGCTCGCGCCAAGCTGATGCTTGGGAAAGTCACGCTGCATCGTCGAGGCCCTCAACGATCTCGGTGGCGCGAGCGAGGAAGTCGACCGCGTCCAGCGCGGCGGCGATGTCGGCGTCGCCTTCATGCCTGACGAATGCTTTAACGAGTGCGACGCGCAGCTCCATCGCCTGCGCCGGGTCCAGTGCGAGGCGCGCGTCAAGCCGCTGCATGACGAGCCTCCTCGATCGCGCGGAGATCTGCCTCCATTTCCGCGTCGCGGATCAGTTGCTCGGCGGCTTCCCGCTCGACGCCGGCAGCAGCGAGGTCAGCCGCGAACTCGTTGCGGAGCAGCCGATGGTTGGCAGTTATGTATTGATCGTGGTGCATTGCGTTCCTCCCTGTCAGGAGAAACTATCTGAACGTGGACGTTATGTCCACAAAAAATGACTGTGAAAATTCTATACCGTTCGAATGATGTAAATGACGCGTCCGATGATCTCGATATTTTGCCCGTTGTCGTAAATTGTTTGATGGGAAGGATCGGTGCTCGCTGGCTCTAATCGACGCGGTCCCTCGGTGTCGCGATAGCGCTTGAAGGTGGTCTCGGCCCCCCGGCGCGCCACGACTAGCGTTTTATCGACGGGGAAGGTCTGAGAGTAATCGACCACTATGACCGAGCCTTGCGGTGCCTCTCGATCCATTGAGGTCCCGACGACGCGAAGCGCGACAAGCGTTGAAGAACTCGACGGGACCGGCACATTTTCGCCATATTCTGCCTCGGCCTCCGCGAAATTACTGGCTGAAGCCCAGGACACTATGGAGACCATGCGGACAGATGGAAGTGGCGCTGAGATATTGCTGCTTGGCGCTTGCCCCCCCGCCAAAAGGTAGATGTCACTCACTCGGAAGGCCGCCGCGTAGGCCTTGACCTGGGCGATCGACGGGTTGCGCTTGGCGCTCTCGTGCGCCTGATAGGTGGCGTACGGAATATTAAGCGCCTCGGCTGCGTGCCGAGCGCTTCTAAAGCCCGCAGCGATCCGCGCCAGCTTTAGCCGCTTGTGTAGATCGGGCTGCATGGTCGTGGCGTTGTAGACTGTCCATATGAAATGGTCAAGCGGGAGGGGAGGGTTTCAATTTTTGTGGACATATAGTGCTTAAATAAGCTATATGTCGATCATGGATGTCGACACGCTCATCAAACAGCTTGGGGGCGGCAGCTTTATCGCCCGCCGTCTCAATAAGCGGCGCACCGCGATCTCGAACTGGAAGCGCGTTGGGCTGCCCCAGAAGATCAGTGTGCGCGCGGCGCTTCTTCAGATGGCTGAAGAGACGGCAATGTCGGCGGAAGATCGAGCGGCGATCCGCGACTACCTCAAAGGGCCGCTGCGGTGAGCTTCGCGCGGGACGACGCCTGGCAGCGAGACCTACGCGACCGGGTCATCGTTCCGTTTTATCAGGAGAGGACGCGTGGTCGGTTCGTGCTGCTGGACGGGCCTGGGCTGGCGAGGGAACTCCAGAGGCAGCACGGTGTTGACGCGCTCCTGCAAGCCTCCGATGGTCGCGCGATCGCCATCGAAGAGAAATTAGTCCGCTGGCCAGCGCGGGGTCACGCGTACACCAGCTTCGTCCTGGAGACGGCTTCGAATATCAACGCCGGTCGCGAGCGTGACGGGTGGATGCGGACATCAAGCGC